TCTCTTCACAATAACTTCCTCATACTTCTCTTCTTCTATACAGTTCTGAGGATTCACGTCCATCTGATAGCTTGCTTGTCTCTTAGCCTCTTCGAGAGATTTAGTTTTGATGTGGTAATAACCAATTACTTTTCTCTCTGCTCTAATCACATAAGTTTTCATAACCATAATCCTATCTCCAATTCGTTAATGTCATGCAACACATCATCAGGCAAGAAATAAGCGTGTCTGTTTGTGCCTTGTGGGTCACTCCAATACTGTTTACACTTGCCATCAGCACCCATAATCCACCCCTTAATATAAAAATCAGGGGGGTCTGCATACACAAGGACGTAAGGTCTGTCGTCCTTATCATCGTCATGTAGTATCAATCTTTTCTTACTATGGTCTACTGTTCTTACTTGTAACTTCTGTACATCATCAGCCTGATAATCACCAAGCGAGCCACTCCACCACAAGCCACCCCACTTAGCCACACAAGCCTCGCCCATAGTTCCATATATATTTATCGCCCATGCGGTCATGTCTTTAGGCGCACCATACTTAGGTGTGCGATTGTCTCGTAGGTTTTGCACCATGCGCATGAGTCCTTGTTGTCCGGCAGTTAACATTTCTGCCGGTGTCAATGTAACTTTTATTTCTCGTTGAACTCTTTCCATTTTTCATTCACCCACTCCAAAGGGTCTACTCCTTCCATCGCCCACCATCTGCTCTCATTACCATGAGCATGTAGTAGGCGATGATGTTCTTCGCAAAGCGGTACTGCAAATTGGTCGCCTGTTCGCCTCATTCCACGTGAGCCTTCCATGATATGTGTAAGGTGATGCGCTTGCGAAGGTCTACTGCAAATCAAACATCCATGTGAACGCACAAAAGTTAGATACTTCTGTGAACGTATCTTGTCCGCCCAATCGTTAGAAGGGGATGTCATCGTCAGAAGGTTTAAACGATGTGTCACTACCTACAGGTGTGTTTTGTGTGCCTGTGGTGTTCTGTGATTGATAGCCAACATCAGGCGGTTTAGGTGTTCCTGAGAAGTATTTCCTACCTTCTTTAGAAACTTTCTCCCAACTGTTTGCCTCTAACTCTTCACCATTAAGAGTCAACTTAACTAGATATGTAGGTCTTTTATCACCCTCAACTTTGTTCCTGTTCTTATATATGCGTAGCTTATGTTCCTCGCCTTTCACACGAAAGAACACGCTTACATCTATTGCGCTATCAGGGTTCTCGTTGTTGGGAAATATCCTAAGACTATCAGGGTATTCGTTTTCCATATTTTTCTCCATTAATTAAACAAGTCGAGTAAGGAGGACATTAGTTTTGTGAGTTGATATACCCCCCTACTCTATCCATTTCTAACCCAAAGAGGACTAGCCTTTGCATGAACAGGGTGGCTGAAAGCACTCGAACACACCCTTTTGGTTATACTTCATCTTGGTCTATGATTTCTCTAATCTTTTTTAACTCGGCAACTGCCTCATCAAACTTTTTCTTATCTTGCCTTTGCAACTCAGCAGTCTTTGAGGCACTAGCTAACCAAAGTTTTTCTACTTCAATCACAGTATCTTTACCTCTAGCCTCCTCAAGCAAGCCATCAATAAACGCATGTAAATCTTCTGTGTTGTCAGGTTTCTTTTGTTTCTTAGGTGCTTGCGCTTTTACTTCCGGCTCAGCACCTACATGGTCGGTGTCTGCTATCTGTCCATCATCGTCCACATCTGTAGCTATGTTGAGCATAGAACTCAGCGCATACCTCCGCATGTACGTCAGCGCAGAACCTAGTGCCTGTGCGCCATCACGTTGTTGTCTCAAAGGCAACTCACTTTCTATCCACTCGCCACTACTATGCAGTAGTCTTGTAACTAAGGTGTTACCTTTGTTACTAACTATTGGTATCTGCACAACAGATAAACCATACTTGCTAGTTATAGGTGATATAACTTTTAGTATGTCAGCCAAATCAGCGTAACTATACTTGTAGCTTTTGCCATCATGTGTACGCACCTCAACTGTTTTTGTCTTAGGTATGGTAGGGAACTCGGACTGCGCTTGCGCTAGAGCCTCACCTAGTTGTCCTAGAGTTTCACTTGTACGACTTTCAGTTATTACACTTGTCGTTTCATTACTAATTTCCATTCAATTCTCCTTGATATTGGTCACAAAAAGCAGACACTTCACAAAACTTTTCGCAACGAATCGCTTCGCCCACACGATGTTCTATGTCGTAATCCTCATGTTCCTCAACAAAATCCTCGGCATCGTTAAGGTTGGTAAAAAGTTTAAACGCTCTCTTACCCCCAGTCTTAATCACCGCAAACTTGTCAGGTCTTTTCCATCGTTCCTCGTCTGTGCAATCAGGCAAGGTTATGGCAGATAACTGATGTGCCTCCACTCTTTCACGCACAAATTCTTCTTGTTCTGCAAATGTCCATAGGTCTATGTCAGTTACAGTAACTTCGCTTTGTGGATAATCAGGATTTCTTTCAGCCTCAAATGACGAATGGTCACGAATAATGTTAACAATCTGTAGTTGGGATACTTCCCTTCCATTCTTGCGAGCAAGCCATGCGTATATGTTGAGTTGCTCAACATCACTTCTGCGACCATTCATCACAGCATAAGCCTTACGAGTTTTCCAATCCATAATTGTTATGCCTTGAGGGTCTAATCTTTGTACATCTATCTGACCGGAGACTGTCCATCCACAACTCTGAGCAAAGTATCTTTGCTCTAAGATATAACCATCTAGTGTTCCTAGTTCTAGGATGTGATGCACCGCCCTTCCAAACAGAGACCACACTTGCTTGGAAACATCGACAACAATTTGTTCGTCATGCTGATAGGCTAGGTGTGCTTGTCTAGGTGGCTTGAGTAGTCCTGTTGCGGATATGTCAGCCTTGCCACGTGAATACGTATCTCGGACGACTGCTTTCGCAAAAACATCCGGAAGATTATTCACGTTACTGTACTTCATATTACACTCTCCCCATCTATTAAATACTAGAAAGTGTAAGTTGTCAAACTTTTGTATAAATTAGTGTAAATGAAAGGGGAAAGTGCTATGCTTTGTGGTTCTTTCCCCTCTCATCGGAGTCATAAACATGAATAAAATTTATGAGCGTATAAATTTTTTTAAAAAAAAACTTGCACGCAAAATACATTCTATAGTATTTTGTAAATAGAACAAGCGGAGGGGTAAGACCATAGCGTTTGTTCACATGATGGTTACTATGGGATGTGTACGTAGCCAAATGCGAGACCGAAAGTGTGAACGCAGTACACCTCAAAGCAAAAGATTTGAGTAAGTAGCACACGAATCAGGCACTATTTGCAGTAGTCTGATGCCATTAGCGATGTCTGATGAGATTAGCATGGTGTAATGTCTACTTCTTGTTTAAACACAGGGATGTTAGACCTATGCCATAACTCAATCTTCAAAGAATAGCATGGTAGTAAGTCCTAATAAATTGGAGAAAAATATGGATAAAGAATATGCCTTTGAGGGTGTTGTCATAAGGCTGACACAAGCCGACTATGACAAATGGCTAAAGACCTTCACAAATATACCTAACCTAGATGCAGTCCTGATGTCACGTGATGTTTGGCTATCAGAAGAGGCTGACGATAAGCAAAGAAAGAAATGGTATATGTCCACAGTTAATTATCTTGTTAATGTGGATGCAAGATTCAAAGATAAAAACAAAAAAGACGAGCAAGGTAGAAGGCTTGGTGAAGATGGCAAACATATATTCAAGAGGATGCCATGAACGAAGTTAAACTAACCAAGACCTTAGACCAACAACTCAACGATAAAGGAATACATCTTAGGCACTATGACATAGGGCAACAGAAAACTACATGCCCTGAGTGTTCGCATGAACGCAAAAACAAACGTGACTTGTGCCTGTCTATAAACATAAACGAACAAGGCGCACGATGGCGATGCCATCATTGCTTGTGGGAGGGCAACGCATGGCGAGAGTCATTAAAGAAACCACCACAGATAAGAAAGGTTGCGCCCAAGAAACCATCCATAATACCCAACACAAAAAGTGTGCGAGGTACATGGGCGGAACAGTTCTTGAACGAGCGTGGCATAGCTACAGACTTCGCAGATAGACATGGAGTAGGTGTAGTCTCACACTTTGTTAACAACAAACGTCAAGACTGCATTGCCTTTGTGTACAAGAACGAGGAGGGTGTGCCTGTCAACATTAAGTTTCGCACGCCCGATAAACACTACGCCCAACTACCGGACTGCGAGCGCATCCCTTACCTCATAGACAGTTTAAACAAAGAGGAGGATACAATCCTCATCTGCGAGGGCGAGATGGATGCGCTCACTTGGAAGTTAATAACAGAGAACGTACTGTCTATACCTGATGGTGCAAGCGATAGAAAGATGGATTGGTTAAGCACGTTTGACTTCAACAAGTACAAGAGAATCTATCTTGCACTTGATAACGATGATGCCGGTATCCAATGTCGTGAAGAGTTGGCAAGAAGAATAGGTAGGGAAAGATGTTTCATAATCACGTATCCGGATGATTGCAAAGATGGCAATGAGATACTGTGTAAACATGACAGGACAGTTCTGAAACAAAGCTTTCATACTGCTGAGCCTTATCCAATCAAGTCTTTGTATACCGCAAATGGATTCATGGAGGAAGGTTTGCAGTTGTTTAGGGGGGGTTTGCGCAAAGGATTATCTACAGGCATAGAAACCTTAGACGATATATTTTTAGTCAGACCGACAGAGGTGACTATATGTAGTGGTGTTCCTAACTGTGGGAAGTCAGAGTTCATAGATGCCATAGCAGTAAACATGTCACGTATGCATGACTACAAGTGGGCGATATGTAGCTTTGAAAACCCTGTAAGCGAACACCTTAACAAGCTTGCAGAGAAGTATGTCGGTAAGCCTACGAGAGAGGGTGCTACTCCTAAGATGGATGAAGAGGAGTTGTTAGATGCATACGATTGGTTGGCACAACACTTCTTCTTCATCAGGTCGGAGGACGAATCACCTACGATAGATTGGTGCTTGGAGGCAAGCATAAGTGCAGTATTGAGGTATGGTGTAAACGCAGTAATCTTCGACCCCTACAACGAGTTCGACCATCAAAGACCACAAGGTATGACTGAGACAGAGTACGTCAGTCAGATGATGTCTAAGATTAAAAGGTTTGCGTTGACGTATGGTGTACACGTGTTCTTCGTAGCGCATCCGGCAAAGATGCGTAGGTCTGCCGATGGTGAGTTCCCTCTAGTAGAACCCTATGACATAGCCGGTAGTGCTAACTTTGCAAACAAGGCAGATGTAATATTGATAGTTGAAAGAGACTTCACTCAGGGCAGTAGGGATGTGCGCATCCACACAAAGAAGATGCGCTTTAAGCAGTCCGGTAGTCTAGGACAGGTAGACTTGGAGTACGACCCTATTAGTGGTCGATACTCCAAAGCCTTTGGTTATCCAACTATTTAGACTTTTTCTTAGGTGCTTTACCACCCTTCCAAGCCTCGTTAACATCAGGTGTGGAAGGGTCGTCCGCTACGAACTTACCTGTCTTTGTCCTCGCCCTAGTAGGTGTTAACTCTTCGGTCACGCTACCGCTATAGATAGCTTTACCTTCTTGCTCTGCGGTATCTTCATCAGCTACTTTACCAACTGCTACGTTACGTGAGGCAGTTGCACCCGTAGTGAATCGTTTAAACCACGTTCTTATTTTACTTAACATTTATTTTCCTCCATTCGTCTATTGTTAATGATAAGTTAGTTTTCTCTACGATAGCATCTAACTCAGCATCTTCTTGCTCTCTCCACATACGAATCAGTTTGTACACATACTGCCTTGATACACCTACATGCTTGGCAATTTGATTGCCATTGATGCCATCCTCATGCAGTTCACGTATCTTTGCAGTACGTTCCGCACTCTCAGGTGGGTTAGGTGGTTGGCACAATGCATCATACTCTTCCTGTGTAAGATTAAGATTGAGTTGATATCTAATTGTTGAGACCGGTTGCAAGATTATGTTTGATATCTCTGTTAGAGAGTCACCACCCTTGCGTAAATCTATGGCTTGCTCAAGCCAATAAGGAGACTTATTTCTTCTTGGCATCATTCTCCTCTGCTTGTCGCATTGCGTTGTCTATCATGGCATCTAACTCATCATCAGTTGAGACCTCTTTGCCATTTAACTTCATTGCTTGTCTGAGTTCTTGCACTCTCTTTATCACCCCACGTGGGTCGCCTTCAAGTATGTCTTTACCTGTCACGTACCTGTCATGTGCTGATGCAAACCAACTAGGTGCAAAATCATCAAGATTGTGCTTTGCTATAAGACCAACTAAATCCTCAAACCACAAGATGTATTTGCGTACTGCGTTTAAACCTTTATCTTGTATATCAAATATCCAATGACCTTCAGCCATTGTCCTCAAGTCCTCATCGCTCTGCAACTGTCTGTATCTACCTGTCTGTACCATGTGATACATGTTAGAAGAGTCACCAAATTTCTTTAGTTCATCAGGGTTATCAACTAAGGGGTTATTCGCACGTTCTCTGCCTACGATTATTACTTTCTTAGGTAGCACAACAATTTCTTTTTCTTTTCTATTGTCATAGGCA